GACCCATTTTAGGTTTGACGACTACATCTTCACACAGATGAAAATAAGGAGAATCTTTAGCAAATTCAATTCCAGCTAGACGTAATTTTCCACATTCTCTCAATCTTGCGATGTGCCAATCTAGTTTTTTGTTATCAATTAGTTGCTGTTGATGATCTCCTTGTAGCTTTGCATTTTTCAAACAACGCTCTTGAAATCTTCTATCAAGTGGCATAGAAAAAGTTAAACTAGCACCAACATTAAGTGAAAAATTATCCTTCTGTCCTGTTCGGGTCATTTGATTGTAAATAACATTTCCGTTGTCATCATAAACAGGAGCTTCGTACCAATATTCTCTAGGTTTTTGAAAAGAATGTGAATCAGTGACGAAGGGTGAAAATGTTAACATTGGTCCCTGACAAACTACTCCACCTCCGTATTGATTCTGAATCAAATTACCTTGAAGCGTCTGTATTGCCATATTGGTTAACGAAGCTGACGTATTCGCTACTGGTGCTGCTGTCTGAGAGGTATTTGCTAATACTTTGGGTGAAAATATAAGCCCAATTATTGTGAGAAGACTGAGGTAGTTTCTGTAACTGATTCTAAAACTGTGGTGCGATTTATGGTCGTTACGTTCTGCAAACCGGGTGCAATGTAGCTTTCGGCGTATTGAAAAGCTTGACCCGGATTTGTGATAGTTACATTTGGTTTTTGACTTAAATCTGCTCCAGTCCATGTATAACTTACTCCGTTAATTGTTTGGCTTGTTTCTGTCGGTGGTGGAGAAATGGTTGCACCGTCAATAGACAAATTTGTTCCGTTAATCGTATAAGTGTGCCCAGTATTATAATCTGTGCTGACAATACTTTCAGTAATATTTTGTGTAGTCCTTGTGGTTGCGGACATGGTTCCAGACGAGAAATTTGGTACGACGGGGACAGCATAAGCAGAGTTAGAAAGTAATAAAAATAATGGTAAAAGTTTTCTCATTTATGTATATCCATGTAATGTTTCCACATTAGGAAATTGAAAACAAACACAATAAGAACAGCCAAAAAAGCAGCAATAAGTGGAACATGCATTACCTGACGGTGACAGAACTTACTACAGATCCCGTTGCGACAGTGCCTCCCGAACCCGGTGTCAAACTTACAACTCCAGCACTTGTTACTGATCCAGCGAGCGACCCTGCTGTTCCTGAAGCGTGAGAAGTTACGTCGCTGAAATTTCCTACTGCTCCAACGCTAGGGGCAGAGGTCGGTACGGCGTCCGCTTGGATGTATGACTGGCTAAAACTGAAACTTTCACCAGATGTAGCATTCTGAGTTGCGGCAATAGTACCGGGTGCGTAAACACCTGATGAAATTGTTCCGGCTGACAAAGTTCCAGCCGTGGTGCCATCCGTGACATCCACCCCAGTACCCGAAATTGAAAAACTAGACCCAATGCGTTCTGCTTGAGTTACAGCAGCGTTCACCGTTAATTGGGCTGAGCTAGTAATGGAATGGGTTAAATCTGCATTTGCAGCAGGAGCTATTAAGAACAGAAATAAAAATAATTTCTTCATTGAAGCTTGCCAGTTATGGGGTCAACTTCCTTGCCAGTAATAGGATCTATTTTTGTGGCAGTAGGAGTTTTGGTAATTAATTCTATTGGTTGTTTAATCACAATGGTTTGATACCCGTTACCGTTCCCAAGGCCTACTCCGTTTCCATTTTCTCCTTCCTTCTTTTTCTTTTTCGCTCCAGTCGCCGCACCCACAGATACACCCCATCCTGCAAGGATATTTCCCAATAATCCGGCTGCAAAAGTGCTATCCACTCTTGGCTGGTCTGGGATGTCAAGGCCAAACATGCGATTGGGTAATTTTATATATCCAAGGGATAAGACGATCAAGCACCAAGCAAGAATAGCTCCCTGTGCTGTGGTGCTAACCAAGAACATTATTTTCTCTTGGTAATCGGGTTTGTCGTCTTCCTGAATTGCGACAGCTTTTGTTTCAGGGCTTGGCTTTTCTGGCATAGAAAAATAACAACAATATTCTAAGATTACTGCAAAACCTTAAACATGCCTCAAGAGTTACTAGCAGCAGTAGTAGGTGCGGCCATTTCTGCTCTTCTAATGGTTATTTCTAATAGGTCAAATCGTAATCAAGGTAATTTTCGTGAAATATTCCATCGGTTAAATGCGATTGAGAAGGACATCGCTAGATTAGAAATAGTTAAAAGAGATCCGGACGGATGGAGGAACAGATAGCCAGAGCTCAAAAGCGAATAAAAGAACTAGAATTATGGGTAAAGGAGTACAAAAAACAAAAACAAAAAGATGAAAAAACTACTTAAACCGTTTCTTCCTGTTTTATATGCTTTTTTAAAAAGCGAATCAGGTAAGAAATTATTGTTAACTCTGCTAAAAGCAGCAGCCAAGCAATCAACTAATACGCTGGATGATCAAGCCGTTAGTTTTTTGGAATCAAGGCTCTATCCTAGTTCAACTACAACTCTTCAATAATGTATAAAAGCGAGTGGCGACAAGAGGATATGCAACGTGTCCTTGATATGGAACGGTGGTTTATTCTTGACGGACGACATCTTAAAAGACACAAGCTACATGGAATATATACAGGCTTGGCAAAGATAGGTCCAAAATTAGACAAAAAAAACAACCTAGAAACTAGGATGTCTAATGCTTGGCAAAAACTGAAAAAATAGTTAACTTTCTGTTAAGGGCTTTGTTCACCCTTACTGCGAAAAAAGAAACCTCTTAGTTCCCCATCCTAAGAGGTTTTATTATCCCTATCCTCTAAAATCATACTTACTAATTGTGCCTTTGAATAGTGACTGTTAGTACCTGCTAAAACTCGTAACTTTCTACACGTCAATAGCATTAAGTGATTTTTGAAACCTTCTTTTTCTTTTGGGGATCTATAAACAAACAGAGAGCCTAACGCCTTGAGAAGCATGGATTTTTCAGCTTTGTTTCAAGTTAATTTAGACCCAGAAGGAGAATTATCATTAGAAGTTGCAAAACGAAAAATATTAAATAATCCCAACCATAAAGAAGTAGCAAAAATTTGTGCAACTTTGCTTTATGAAAACAAATTAAAAGACTCTCTAATAGCTAATTGCATTGAGCAAATAGGTGCATTAGAGAGCCACTTAATTAAGATTGAACTAGAAAGAAATCGTCCGTTTTGGAAGCGACTTTTTAGAAAGGCATATCGTCCATATCAACAGGAGTTGAGCGACTAGGCTGCGTTTCTTGTGCAGGTAGGAAAGCGTCAAAGCTTTTAACCGTTACGTTTAAGGATGCTTTTTCGTTCCCGTCTCTTGTTTCGTAGATTCCTAGTTTGCCTGTTCCCATTACATAAACCTGTGTTCCTTTTTTCAAAGTAGCGAAGGCTTTTGGATGCTCTCTATCGTCCCAAATAGAGCAGCGAACGAAGGAAGCGTCGTTCTTGTTGTGATTGACGGCGACTGTGAATTGGACAATATCGGTTCCCCTTACGTCTTTTGTTTCAGGGTCGGCGACAAGTCTTCCGAGGATTCCGGCGTTGATCATTTTGAAAAGTGGGTCTTAATAATGTGGATGAGTGCTTGGTTCTCATTGAAATGATTAACCAAAGCGTATTCTTTTAATCGAATTGCTAAAGATTCAGGAAGCCGGACAGAGAATTGTCGGCTCCTTCTTTTAGCGTCGTAAACCTTTTGGTTCCGGTTGTAGTCTTTTACGGGTTCCATTGTTGGAAGAATCGCTCATGTTTTCTAGTTTTTACATGACCGGAAATCTTAGCGTTAGCGGCTAGGTCGAAGGCTTCCCTAAATTCTTTACAGAATTTTTTGAAGGCCTCTTCTCCGTTTGCGTCTTTGATTTCTTTTATTAGGCCAAGCAATAAATTCCTTTCTTCTAAAGGCAAAGGTTGCTCATCATCGGGGATGCCTTTGATTTCAGGTTTCACCCAAGGGGCAGGTTTTTGTTCCTCTGCTTTGGGTTTGCTAGATCCTGATCTATCAATCAAATCCTCCATGTTCATATCCATGTCGGGTTCAATTCCTAGAATCATCTTTAAGGCATATCTTCGTGAGTAAGTGGTTATTCCACCCCACTCGTGCATGATGTCCTTTTTTGGATTTCTGCCAAGAGGATCAAGGACAGGTAATCGACTTGATATTGAATCTCCGTTCTCGTGATAAATCGTTGTCACCAGAATGGTTTTTGAGGTGTCCCCGTCATAACAGGAAGCAATATCGTAAGTTTGATTCTGAAATAATCCCACTTTGTTTAAAGCAGGGTTGACCACCGATAGAAATTTTTCTAATGGGGCATAT